AAGCCTGGTATAAAGCCTGGCAAATATGAGGATTATATTAAAGAATTTGGTGAGGCTACAGGATTAGATATATCTGGCGATCCTGATACTAAACAAGCATTAATGTCCTTTGGTTTAGCACTAATGCAAAACAGAGCGGGTAAAGGCTTTAATCTAAGCAATATACTTGGTGCTGTAGGTGAGGCTGGAGAAGCGGCTATGCCAGAGTTTAGTAAAGCTGTTAGTGAGGCTAAAGCCATAAGAGCAAAGGCTGGTGCTTTTGCTATAAGCAGAAAGAAAGAAGATCAAGCAGCGGCCATGAATAAAAGAAATTATTATATTATTCCAAGAGGTAAAACTGGCGGCATAAAAGGGTTACAAGAAAACTTTGAAAAAGGTCGAAATATTTTGCTAAACAGCTTTGAGCTCAATGCACTTAGCGAAAACGATAAATTTAACGAGCAATTTGAAATCGTTCCTGATGCAATATACAAAAAAGCTGCTGATGCTTATTTTGAAACACCTGAATTTGGTGAAAAATATATGGCAAAATATACACCAATTTCTTTATTTAAAGATGCACCTAAAGATTTACAAATTGACGTTGCAAATGTAAATCCTAATTACAAAGGTCCTGATGCTCCAAAACAAGGTTTTTTTAATGTAAATCAATATGACACTTATATCCAAAGACTTACAAGAATGGACAATGGATTAAACAAAATTGAAAAAGATTTAGGAAAAGCTTACAATATTGTCAAGTCTGGAAGAGTAGATGCTCCAGGACAAATAGCGGATAGTATTTCAAGTTTTGCAGCAGCCTTTGGTTTTCAAGGTGGTCCAGATGCTACAGACAAGGCTAAAGTATTATATGTTCTTGATTCCATAGCGGCAAAAAAAGCACCACAAATTTTAGGTGAGGCTGGTAAAACTATATCTGATGCTGATAGAGAAAGAGTAAAAGCAATTGTTGGTAAATTAGAAACTTTTTCTGATCCAAGAACATTACAGCTTGCATTAAAAGAAGTTTATGAATTGATTGTTGTTGAAGGAAAACAAGACATAAGAGATGGTTTAACTACTTTAAATAGATATTCTGGAAAAGAGAAACCTGTTTTTGAAAATAAATACAAAGGTTTAAAAATAGGAGATGATGGTATATTTAATGTTTCGGATGAAGATGACTAATGGCTGTTATAAAAGTAAGAGATCCTTCAAGCGGTGATATAAAACAATTTAATATTAAAGGTGATACACCTACAGATACTGAAAAACAAAGAATATTAAGTGTTTTACAACAAACTCCGAGATTAGGTCAGCTTAAAGGTTTAGAGCAAGCTGGTGATACCATAAGTAACAAAGATAGAGAAAATTTTGATTATAAAACTGGTGCAGATTCTGGATTAAGAGCCTTATTGTCATTTGGTGAGTCAGCAGAAGATCAAGAGGCCATATTAACAAAACTTGTAGGAGCAGATGGTTTTACAAGAGATAATGAAGGAAGGTTAGCACTAACATTAGAGGGTCAACGTAAACGTGGATTAGACCCTGTGGGTAAAAATTTAGTTATAGAAGATGAGGGTTTTTCTTTTGGTGATATAGCTGACTTAACTGGATTTGTACCAGAAACTGTAGGTGCTATAGGTGGCACAATATTAGGATTACCTTTTGGTTTAGCTGGTGCTGCTGCAGGAGCTGGTATAGGTGCTGGATTGGGACAAACTATTGAAGAAGGCGTTGAAAGTTTACTTGGCGTACAAAAGCAAAGTGCAGAAGAAGTGGCAAAAGACGTTGCTACAGAAGCTGCTCTAGCAGCTACTTTTGAATTTGGTGGTGGATTAATATTCAAAGCTGGTAGAGCTTTAGTTGGAACTGGAGCAAAGGTGGCTAGAGGAGTTAGCAGTCCAACAGCAAAACTTGAGGGCGAAAATTTAGCTAGGGCAGAAAGATTACTTAGTAAAGATTATATACCAAGTGCTGATGCTATAGGTGCACCAGCAATGGTTGGATACAGGCAAAAGTTTTCTGAAAATGTATTACGAGACGATACGAGATTAAGAAAAAATTTAGACGCAGCCTTTAAAGAAAAAGATGGTCTAATAGAAAAATTAATTGGTGCTCAAGCAGATGCAGCGGCTGTTGGATTTGGTAATTTGTCAAAGCAACAATTTAACGCATTAAAAAAAGCACAGACAGACGCATCAAAGGCTTCAATAAAAGCTATTAATGAAAGTATTGATTATATACAAAAAAATGTAGACATGGATGTCAGCATTAATGAAAGATTGTTAAATAGAGTTAATGACGCTTTTATAAAGTTTGAAAATAAGACCGCATCTGATTTTGCAAGAGTAGATGACTTATTAAAAGAGGTTGAATTACCAGGTGGTGCATCAGCACAAACTGCAAGAGTTGTACCTACTGATGAAATTAAAGCATCTCTTGAAACTGTTGTGGAAGAAGCTGGCGGTATTGCAGCTACTGCAGACAAAACTCAACGTGCAGTTGAGGCTATTAGGGCTTTACCAGAGAGGGCAAGTTTTAGACAAGTAGTTTTAGCAAGAAAACAACTGAATGATGCTTTAATGTCAGAAAACGCTTTGTTTCAAAGAGTGCTAGATGATAATTTAACAAAATTAAGAAACACCTTAGACAGGTCTGTCGATGGTGCAAACCTAACTAACTTGAAAGCCTTAAAAGGTTTGTCAAACGCTGCCAAAGAAAAGATAAGAGAAGCATCACAACTTAGACTAGATGCTATGAACTCCTATAAGGCTGGAAGAAAAGCTTTTGAAGATTTAGAAAGATTTGGCCTTATTAGAAGTGTAAGAGATTTAGGTGTTAACAATCCAAATGTTAAATTTGAGATAGATACATTTTTTAACAGAGTGTTAAAATCAGATCAGCCTGAAAGGCTTAAACAATTGATAACGACTGTTGGAGATCAAGGAGAGGTTTTAAGACAAGAGTTATCAAGATCATTCTTAGAAAACTCAATTAGAAAAACTGGCATTGCTCAAAGCGGTGAGTTATCATCTGGTAAATTTAGCGGCACTTTATTTAATAATCAAATACTTAAACTTGGTGATGATGTTGGTAAGGTTTTGTTCAAAGAGCAGTGGAATGAACTAAAAAACCTCGGTGAAGTTATTGCGAGGTCAGGAACAGAAAAGCTTGATAAAGAAATATTAGATGAAATTATTGCTCGTGGCACAGCACAAAATAGACCGCTTGTAGATTCTTTAAAAGAATTAGCTGAGGCTAAAGAGGCTTTTGCACAAACAAAAAGTATTAGCTTAGTCAACAGAATGAATCAGGGGTTGTTAGACCCAGCAGAGGCTGTACAAATTGTTGCAACGCCTGGTCGTGTTTCTTTAGCAGAAGCAAAAAAAATTAAAAAGTTTTTTGAAAAAGATCCAGAGGCTTTGCAAAACCTTAAACAATTTGTCGTAGAAGATATACTGTCAGCAGTTGATCAAAATGTTTTTTCAAGTTCACAAACAGCACAAGCTTTACTCAAACATATAAATAGATTTGATCCAAAGGTTTTAAAAGAAATACTAGGAGAGAATGAGTTTACAACTCTTAAAGAATTTGGAAAAGATTTAGATTTCTTGAGTGATGTATCAAGAGAAGGAACAATAGCTGCCGCCGCTGTAACATCAAATCCAATCAAAAAATTTAAAGAAATTGTACAGGCAAAAATATTTAATATGATCGGATCTAATCCAGAGATAGCTAAAAAGTATGTTCAAGCAGCTAAAGCAGGTAGAGACAATCCAGAGGTAGTAAATGACAGAGTAGCTGATGCTGTAAATGATGCAGCTGGTAGACTTAATTTAGGAATTACTAGAGCACAGATAACCACAGCATTGCCACGACAAGTTCTTGCTCAAGCTGTTGGTCCACAGCCAGAGGATAGAAGACCACCAGCCAGGGCAAATACAGGGCTAGGCTCTATTAACGTGCAGCCTGCATCAAATGTAAGTGCTGTTGGCAGTATAGATATTACAGCACCTGGCGTAGGTGCAACACTTGGATTAAGTCCAACAGATCAAGCTATTGCTACTAGAGGCAGATCACCATTGTCAGTGCCGAAAGAACAATATGGAGGATTATTTAACAGATGAACATAGATGAACTAAGAGAAGAGCTTAAAATTGACGAGGGCGTTAAGTATGAAATCTATCTCGACCACCTTCAGCTACCCACGCTGGGGATAGGCCATTTGATTCGAGAAACAGACCCTGAACACGGACTTCCTGTTGGCACAGCAATAGATGAGGAAAGAGTTAATGAGTTATTCCAATCAGACATTGAGATAACGATTATTGAATGCAGAGAGTTATTTCCTAACTTTGACGATTTACCAGAGGAGGCACAAAAAATTTGTGCGAACATGATGTTTAATCTTGGCCGTCCAAGATTTTCCAAATTTAAAAAGTTTCGTGCTGCACTTGCAGAAAATAACTGGTCTGAATGTGCAATTCAGATGGAAGACAGTCGTTGGCACAAACAAGTCCCAAACAGAGCGAATCGCCTAATTTCAAGGATGAGAGCGATTGAGTCCACCTAATCCAAGGACTTTACTTTCAGTATTAATATTTAATTTTTCACACTCTTTATCAACCATTAAGCCTATTTGTTGACGTTTGTTTCTTCGCTCTTCTTTACAAATCAACTCTAGTTTATTGTAAGTATCAATATCAACAGCTATTGACTTGAATTTTGATATGTCTGTCATTATACTACCTCCATGACCTATTCATACCCATTTATACCCAAAAAGAACAGAAGAACCAACAAATATTTTGCGAAAAAAACTGTGGCTATGGGATTAAAATTTGATAGCAGATGGGAAGCTGAGAGATGGGGACAACTCAAAGCTATGGAAAGAGCTGGTATCGTTACACAATTAGAACGACAGATAAAGTATGAGTTATCAATAAATGATGTAAAAATTTGTAATTATATAGCAGATTTCAGATATTTATTAGAAGAAGAAAATGGCCTTTCTAAACTGGTTGTCGAAGATGCAAAAGGCATATTAACACCAGAGTTTAAGCTAAAAATGAAGATGATGAAAGCTATACACAATATAGATATTCATCTCTCTTACAAAAAAAAATAATAAAGTTTGTTGACAATTAGGTTATGTATGCCTATCTTGTAGGTATCTAGTGCTTAATTTAACAAGAAGGAGAATATTTATGGACTTAGATTTTACGACCATGCCTATGGCTGATGTCTTCCGATATAGAGAAGACCTCAAAAGTCAGCTTGAGGCATTAAAGAAAAGACAAGCTGATATGAATGAAAAGCTTGCACTTAGATTTGGCAATGAAGCCAGAGAAAAGTTAAGAGATGATAATAAAGACTTTGGTTCTGTTACTTTAAATGAAGAAGAGTACAAAGTTAAAGTATCTATCAGACAAAAAGTTACCTGGGATCAAGAGGGTCTTGTTCAAACATTTATGAACGATATGTCTGAAGATGATGCTAAACATTATGCAAAGATTACTTACAGTATTGATGAGCGTAAGTATAATAATGCACCGCCTGCAATAAAAGATAAGTTACAAAAGCATAGAACTGTTCAAGTTGTAGGTACTTCAGTTGATATTACGGAGGCTGCTAATGGCTCTTAAAATTATTTCTGCTGAAGAGCGTTTAAAAGAAAAGCGTGGACATAAGATTGTTGTGTGTGGACCAAGTGGTGTGGGTAAGACTACTCTTGCCCGTACTCTTGATCCCGATACAACTTTGTTCATGGATTTAGAAGCTGGTGACGCAGCTATTGAGAATTGGCCTATTGATGTTATTCGCCCACAAACATGGGAAGAGTGCAGAGATTTTGCTTGTTTTCTTGGTGGTCCTAATCCAGCATTAACACCAGATCAACCTTATAGTGAAATTGAGTTTCAAAGAGTATCACAGATGTATGGCGATCAAATGGAAGTTATGAAGAAGTATGATTCTATTTTTGTCGATAGTATTACAGTTGCTGGTAGGCTTTGTTTTCAATATTGCTTTGGTCATCCAGATAACAAATCTGATAGAACGGGCAAGGTTGATACAAGAGCAGTATATGGTATGCAAGGTCGAGAGATGATGGGTTGGCTTACTCACTTACAACACATCAGATCAAAGAATGTTATCTTTGTAGGTATTCTTGACGAAAAGGTTGACGAATATGGAAGGACTAATTTTGAGTTACAGATTGAAGGCTCAAAAACTGGTCGTGAACTTCCAGGCATTGTTGACGAGGTTATCACTATGGCTGTTATGCCAGGTGGTGATGAGCACCCACCATATAGAGCATTTGTATGTCAAACTCTAAATCAGTGGGGTTATCCAGCCAAAGATAGATCTGGTCAATTGGAGGTTTTAGAAGAGCCTCATTTAGGTAAACTATTAACAAAAATCAGTGGTCGTGATGCTAATAAAAAATTAAACTTTGCATCACCAAATTCTAGCGAAGGGAGTAAATAATGATTGATTTTAGTAACGTAACATCTGGCGGTGGTGGAGGAGACTTTGAGCTTATTCCCGCTGGAACTATTGCTCGTACAATCCTAACTATTAAGAGGGGTGGCGAAGTTTTAAAAGAATATTCACAAGAGCCTATGTTTAAAAGTAGTGAGCGTGGCACTAAGTGGATTGAATGTGAATTTGTTGTAGTGGGTGGACCATACAACAAAAGAAGATTTTGGCAAAATATTATGCTTGATGGCGGTAGAATTGATCCAGAAACTGGTATTTGTTATACCAAAAAAATTGGATTAGAAACCATCAAAGATATTATTGATAGTGCCAAAGGGTTGTCTAAATCTGACATCTCGCCAGAGGCCATGCAAACAAGAAACATCAATGGACTTGAGGACATGGATGGCATGGAGTTTTGTGCAAAGATTGGTATTGAGAAAGGCACAAATGGTTATGCTGACAAAAATAAGTTAGTAGGAACTTTATGTGTGGGGGAGAATCAATACATTGGAAGTGGACAACCTACTAATACACCTACTCCGCCAACAACACCTCCAGGTGGTAATTCAACACCGCCACAAGGTAATGGTTTTAAACCAGCTCCTTGGGCCAACAAGGGGGATAAAACGGAGTAAGGTTACAAGTTTCTAGCGGCAAGACTCCTTCTTCGTCTGCTAGAGTCGGTTTGGGTGGCACCGATGCCGCAAAGCTACCCGATTTACAAGGGAACAAACAATGATTTTAAGACCATATCAAGAGATTGCAGTAGACGATGCTGCAACTGCTTTAGACAAACATAAAAACACAATTGTTGTTGCACCAACGGGTGCAGGCAAAACAATTATGTTATCTGCCTTGGTAGGCAAAAGATTTAAAGTTGGAAATAAAGTTTTAGTATTGCAGCATAGAGATGAATTAGTAAGACAAAACAAAACTAAGTTTTCAAGAGTTAATCCAGACATTACGACAAGCATTGTAGATGGAAGTGAAAAAGACTGGTCTGGAAGCACTATCTTTAGCATGGTGCAAACATTATCAAGAGAGAACAATTTAAGTAACATTAATCATTTTGATTTAGTTGTAGTTGATGAAAGTCATCATGCAGTAGCTGATACCTATATGCGTATTATTAACAAAGTTAAGAAAGCTAATGATTCTGTAGAGATTGTTGGCTTTACGGCTACACCTAATCGTGGTGACAAAAAAGGTTTAAAGAAAGTATTTACTAACTGTTCACATCAAATTGAAATCAGCACATTAATCAGAGAAGGATTTTTAGTGCCACCAAAAACATTTGTTATTGATGTAGGTGTACAAAAAGATTTAGCCAATGTTCGCAAAACAGTTACAGACTTCGATATGTCAGAAGTTGAAAAGATTATGAACAAGAGAGCAATCAACGAAAAGATTGTAGCTGAATGGCAAGACAAAGCTGAAACAAGAAAAACAGTAGTATTTTGCAGCACAATTAATCATGCACAAGATGTATGTGATGAATTTAGAAGAGCTAACATTAGAGCTGAGATTGTTACTGGAGACACACCATCAGAAGAAAGAAAACAGATTTTAAAAGATTTGGAACATGGTGACGTTCAAGTGGTTGTCAATGTGGCAGTATTAACCGAGGGTTTTGATGCACCACCTATTAGCTGTATCGTATTGACTAGACCATGTTCATATAAGTCAACAATGGTGCAGATGATTGGTCGTGGGTTGAGAACTGTGAGCCAGGAGGAATATCCTGGACTAATTAAAAAAGACTGCATTGTATTAGATTTTGGAACAAGTGTGCTTACACATGGATCTTTAGATGAGGGCGTTAATCTTGATGGAGATGCACATCTGAATGCTGGTGCCACACCTTTAAAAATCTGCCCAGAGTGTCAGTCTGAAGTCCCTTTATCAAGTCGTGAGTGTCCTATTTGTGGACATGAGTTTGGCGGAGAAGAAAAAGAAGCCTTAGAAAACTTTACTATGACAGAGGTTGATTTGATTGATAGATCGCCTTTTAGGTGGCTTGACTTGTTTGAGAATGAGATTTGTATGATGGCTAGTGGATTTAACGGATTTGGATTAGTAGCACATTTAGATGACATCTCTGTATGCGTTGTAAAGCGTGATAGAGGTCGTGTCAGAATTATTAGTGTTGGAACTAAAGAACAAACCATTGCAGCTGCTGATGACTTTCTAAGAGGCATTGAGGATAGTGATGGTGCCAAGAAAGGTAAAAGATGGCTGGGTCAAGCTGTTTCACCTAAACAAAGAGAAGCATTAGCAAGACATAATGTGTTTATTAGACCGATGGATTTTAGTTGGAATAAGTACAAAGCTGCTTGTTGGTTAAATTATTTGTGGAATAAAAAAGCAATTGATGACAAAATTTTACATTATTATGAAGGAGGTAAACGTGCATCGTAGCGAAGCGTTAAAAAAAGTAGATTTAATAATAAATGGGCCAAGGGCAAAAACTCATGGAGATGCCACAGAAACTCATACATATATTGCAGATATATGGAATATATTACTTAGGAAAAAATTAAAAGAACCCTTAGACATCCATGATGTATACAGGGCTATGATTGGAATAAAACAAATTAGAAACAGTCAAAATCCAAGAGTAGAAGACAATATGATTGATATTATTGGATATGCGGCATTAGCAATAGAGGCAAAAGATGGCAAGACTACACGTTAAATATTATTTACATGAAGAAAACTCAGTTGGTGTTGAGAAGATGAAACAAGGCGGTCTTTACTTGCCTTTCTCATTTGCCTCTGATCCAAGAGAATTATCAAATAAAGTTGCAGATACAATGAAAGACATCATTGATAAAAACAAGAACGAAGTTTTATCTGTATACTTTACAGCTCATTTTGAGGGACAGAAAGTTTTAGATGGACATTTTTATGTTCAAGAAACCACAGGAGATGCAGAATGGATTACCCAGTCATCGGACACAGTGCATTAGACAATTTAACAAAACTATTTAACAGGATAGGTTGGAACAAAAAAATAAATGAATTTACAGAAGAAGAAATTAAAGCAACAATACTTATCATGCAGTTCTCTAAGAAGGTAGATGAAGATGAACAATATACAAAACAAGAGCTCGATGAATTACTTCTTAAATATGTCCATGGACAAGATGAAGACACCGAGCAGCAAGACGCACTCTTTTGAAGAGTTAATTGACAACAAAATTGTTGAAAAAAATAAACGAGAACCTAAAAGAAAGTATTTAGGAAGCTCTGTTTTGGGCGATAAATGTGCCAGAAAAATTCAATACATGTTTTTAGGCCAGGAGCCTGATGAGGGCAAAGAGTTTAATGCCAAGACATTTCGTATATTTCAAATGGGACATGAATTGGAAAATACTATGGCTGGTTGGATTAGGAATGCTGGTTTTGATTTGAGAACCATGGATGCGAATGGTCAGCAATTTGGTTTTGCAATCGCTGATGAAAAGATAAAAGGACATATTGATGGTGTTATATGTGGTGGTCCATTAGATACGCCTTATCCAATGTTATGGGAGTGTAAAACATGTAATGATAAAAAGTTTAGAGATTTTAAATTTAAAGGTATTAAGGCAAATCATACTTATGAAGTGCAAGTAGCTTTGTATCAAGCTTACATGGAGTTAACAGATAACCCGTGTTTATTTACAGTCATTAACAAAAACACAAGCGAGATACATTATGAGTTAGTACCTTTCAATCAAGGTTTGGCTCAGCACGCAAGTGATCGGGCAGTTGATATATTAAAAGCAGTAGAACAAGATGTAATGTTACCAAGAATATCTCAAACAAAAGATATGTTTGATTGTAGATTTTGCCAATTTACAGAAACGTGTTGGAGTTAGGGCTATGGCGACACAGAAGGTAGCAAAGTATCACCATAACCTAGGGAGATGGTAGTGAATATAGTAAAATTTGGCAATAAAAAACACTCCATGTCAGCAAGAGAACTGGTCGATTTGATTAGTGATAGCGTGCCAGCACATAAGCAAATAGAAATACTAAAAGAAACATATCCAAATGGTGTTGTGCGAGGTAATTTGTTTACCATTGGTTCATTAAGTGGTGAAGCGGGTAAGTCTTTAAAGATAGATATAAATCCTCGTTCTCCATACTTTATGAAAGGTCAAGATTTTAATGGATCTGATGGTGTGGGCGGTATTGTCAAAATTATGATGGAGGGTAGAAACATGAAACTGTCAGAGGTCAAAGAGTATTTTGCTGATTATGTATCTGATAGCAGACCTGTTGAAGATATAGTATCACCTATTATTAACACACAGATGAAAGAGCAAATAAA